AAAGAATAGAGCATTAATAGCAGCAACTAGATGGATTGACAGCTTTGTATTCTTTGGAGATAGATGTGATCATGGACAGGCTTTAAAGTTTCCAAGAAATAATTATCAGGTAGATGATGTAGAACTATCTTGCACTGTAATTCCTAATAATATCAAATATGCACAATATGAATTAGCTAGAGCCTTAGCAAATGATACCGATGCTATTACAGGAACTACTGGCAAAGAGGGAAATATCTCTGAAGCAAAATTAGGAGATTTAGAAGTGAAATTTAATACGGCTAGTCAGGGAACAGGTTCTATAAATAATATTTTAGACGTTTATCCTTGGCTACAAAGTTATCTTGGAAGTTATATGATTGGTGGAGCAGGGTCTTTTCAGATGAGGGTAGTACGAGGATAATATGTCATTTATAGACAATACTTTTAAAGGTTTACCAAAACAATTATTAGATAAATTTGGTATTGATGTTACTTATATTAAGACTGCTACGTCTCAGACATACAATACGACTACAGGAGAAGTAAGTGGATCAGATACTAATGTTGAACTAAAGGCAATTATAAGTAATGTTTCTGGTTCGACTTATGAAGGTACGAGCCAAACAACGGATCTAAAGATTATTTTTGGTAATGATGAATTAGGAAGTTATTATCCAAAAGTTAAAGATAGTATTCAATATGCTGAAGATGGAGTGAATAAGGTAGGAAGAATCATTAGTATTAATACATCAAGGGGAGAAGATCCTATTTTGCATACAGTTATAGTGAGGCCACAATAAATGGCAAAACCTAAAAATGATATTCCAGATTTAAAAAAAGAAGTTAGTAGATGGACAGCAACAGTAGTAAATGAAGGTGTTTTACCTGGAGTTGAAGATGTTGTAAGACAATTACAGTTTAAAGGGCCATCTTGGACAGGTTTATATTCAAATTCGTGGCAAATACAGGTAGGAAATGAAAAATCAACAGGAACTCGTAGACAAGGAGAACCTAAACCAGTTAAAGCACCGAAAATGAATGTTCGATCTATTCGAGAGGGAAGAATAGCTAAAGATGAAATAAGAATACAAATAAGAAATTTAGCAAGAAGTAGAAAATATGCTCAAGATGAGAAATTAGGTAGATTTAGAAGAGGATTTGCTGGTAGGAAAGAAATAGGAAATGAGCCTAAAACAAATTTAGGTAAAAGTGCAGGAAAGTTTCAACAAGCGACTTCAGGAAGAAAAGGTCTTACAAAAAGATGGGATATTGGAGGAGGCAATCCACAATACTTTTCTAGCCAAACCGCTCCAAAGGATTGGTTTAAAACCTTTACAAAGGCAGGAGTTTTAGATCAGATAGTAAAACTTGAACTTGGTAAAGGTGTTAAAAAAGGTAAAAGGAGGTTTTTAAAATGAATTATCAAGGAATTAGAGCAGAATTTGAAACACCAATCAAAACAGCTTACGCAGCATTATCTCCTGCCGTTCCAGTATTTTTTGATAACTTTGGTGATGTCGTATCGGATGCTGACAGCGAATTTGTTTATGTAAATGTTCAATTTGGATTAACAACTGAAGTCGGCTTAACTTCTTCATTAGATAATGTAAGGGGAATTATTACTGTTAGAGCTTTTGCAGAAAAGGATAAAGGGCCAGCTAGAAGTCAAACATTAATTAATACAGCCTTTACAGCTATTGAAACAATAAATAATACTGGACAACCTACAAGCGGTATTCATGTAAGAACTGGAGAAGTAACTGGGCCTAGTTTTGAAGATGATAGACCTTTCTTTGTATCAACAATCGAAACAAATTTTCAAGCTACAGTAATTTCTTGAATCTTTGCTGTAATTCACGCTATCCTATAGACATATCGGGTAGTACCCGTATGTTCAAACCTTAGAATTATTTATCATGGCTACAGTTCTATCGGGTACTTCGGGAGCGTTATATTATTCTCCTGCTGGTACAAGTGTAACAACTCTTGCAGCATCAGCTTTTCCTTCATCAGGAGGAAATATTACTGTAGGATCTCAGTTGGGTTACAAAGTTAACGATACAGTAACACTTGCATATCCATCAGGAGCAACATTAACTAACTGTATTGCAGCAGGAGATCATTTTGTAAAAACTTATGATGCTTCAACTGGTGTTATGACACTTTCTGCAACAGCAGGAGGAGCAGCGTTAACAGCTTCAGCAGCACCTACTTTTACAGCAGGAACTTTTGCAAGCATTACATTTACGACACCATTAGTTGTTGGATCTGTAAGAGAATGGAGTTTTGAGATAACTAGAGCAGAAATTGACGTAACAAGTATTGGTCAAACTGTTACTCAAACTGCACCATTTAGAACCTTTATCTCAGGTTTTGCTGATGGTAGTGGTTCTGCTAGTGTTTATTCAACAGATGACGATACACTTCTATCCAGCAGAATGGTTGAGGATGTTATCCAACGTCAACAAGCTGGTGCAAAAGTTAGATTGTACATTGATCGTCAGATGAGTGGTGCTAACGTAGATCAAAACGCAAGTAGATCAATTTTGGCAGACATTATTCTTACTTCTGCAAGTTTCAACGTAAACCCAGATGACGGACAAGTTGTAGAGATAGCGTTCAGACCTAGTGCTGCTCCTACATTCGACCTATCTAAATCTGCTTAGTTAAATTAGCATAACTTAACGAACCTCAGATTATCTGGGGTTTTTTCATGTTTTGCATTAGAATATCAATATATTAATTTTATTTTATGGCAAGCAATCTATCAGCATTGGATCGTTTAAGAAAAGCTGCAAATCTTGAACCGAGGAAAAAAGAAGTCGAATTATCTAATGGTTCTATTTTTGAAATGTATGTAACTCCATTAACAATGGCAGAACGGGATAGAGCCCAAAGATTGTCTAAAGATGATGATAATAACTTTGCTTTACAATTATTGATGACGAAAGCATTAGATGAAACTGGCAGAAGACTTTTTAATGCAGGAGAAATTGATGTATTGAAGAATGAAGTTAAAGATAGTGATTTGCAAAAATTAATGCTTGCAGTTATTACAGAAGAAGAGGAAGTAATCGACCCAAAAGACTAACTGCTGAACTAAAAAAAGATAATTTAATGATGTTGCAATTTGGTGTTGCAAAAGAATTAGGAAAGACTTTAAAAGAGATTAGAGATATGACTTTAGATGAACTAATAGGATGGAGTTCATATTTTGAAGTTATTAATGAACAGGAAGAAAAAGAATTTGAAAAAGCAAAACGAAGAAGATAAGCTAGAATAAAGTAACCTTTTATTGTTTAGTCGTGGCAACTAAAGCAGATATAGAAATTAATGTAAAAGGTTTAAAGAAGGTACAGGAGTTATCAAAACTTTTAGATAAGGTTAGCGGAAAAGTAAATCAACTAAATAAGGGAGGAGGAGCAGCTTCTGAAAAGAAAAATAATAAATTAGAAAGAGAATCTCTAAATCTTCAAGAAAAGAAAAGAGCTTCAATGATTCGAGTTAGAAGTGTTGGAGATCAGATAGCAAAAGCAAAAGCTCAAGGATTAAATGTTGATAAAGCAAGTAGAGCCATAGATAGAGCAGCTTTAGCAAATGCTAAAGGTAAATTTAAAGTAGCAAAAGCACAAACAGAAAAAGCACTTTTAGAATTAAAAACTCAACAAGGAATATCTAGAGAATTAACACAGCAAAAGATACTAAGAAGAAGTGGAAGTCGAGGTGGATTCATGCCAACTGGCGGTGCAGGAGGGGCTGGCGGAGGAGCATTTACAAGTGCATTAATCAGTGGTGCGTTTCCATTACTCTTTGGACAAGGGCCATTAGCTGCTGCTGGTGGATTTGTTGGAGGTTTTGCAGGAGATAAACTAGGTGGCAAAATGGGAGGGTTTGCAGGAGGTTTAGTTGGAACTTCGATCGCTACTGGAATACAATCTTTAATTACTAATATTGAGCAATTTGGTGGAGCATTAGACCCTGTGAGAGGTAATGCTGCTCAAGCTGTACAATCTCTTGGATTTTTAAGTTCTGCTCGAGCAAAAGAAATTCAAATTATTGAACAAACTATAGGTAAACAAGCAGCGTTAAATGCAGCTAGACAAGAATTAGTCGCAGTAGTAGGAACTCAGCAAACTAGAGATTTAATAGAAGCATCAAGAACGATTAAAGAAACACAAAATAGAATACAAGAAAATTTTAAAAAAGTAATGGCTAATGTTGCTAAGTTTTTTAGCGATATTACTACAGGAGGAATGGTACAGACAGGACTTGTTAATGAAGGAATAATAGCTAATCCTACCGATGAAAGAGTAACTCAATTAATACAAGCTGAGAAAGCATTAGAAAAATTAAATTTACAAGGATTAGATTCAAGACTTGAAGGATTTGTAGAAACTAAACCTGGTTCGTTTCTCGGTAGTGATACTAGATTTACAGATAAAGGGAAGGAAGAAGTAAAGAGATTACGAAATCTTATTAAGGAGTTAAGATCAGAAGTTGCATCATTAGGTGTAGATGCAAAAATAGGCAACATAGTTAAAGACATTAATGTAGATTTTCAAGAACAGATAGATATTAGAAAATCTGCTCAAAAGTTAGAAGCTGATATCCTCGCTTTAAGAAAAGATGGTGTTAATCCAGCGATAGCAAAAGAATTAGCCCTGTTAAATAAAGTTAATAAAGATACAATTTCTGGATTAGAAGCGGAATTAAAGTTAAGAACTGACAACTTAGTAAATATTACAGACCCAACTAAACAAGATCTTGAAAAACAAGCTCTTGATCGGTTGGACGAAAGAATACAAAAACTTAAAGACTCAAATAAAGCACAAATAGATGGAATAAAAGCTACTATGCTAGCGAATATAGAAGCAAAAAAACTAAATGAAACTTTTCAAAAATTAAATGAAACCATAAGAAATGATATAAAAGAAGGAATTAAAGGATTAATTAAAGGAACGTCTACTCTTGGCGATTTATTAAATAATGTTGCTGATAGATTTTTAGATTTGGCCTTAAATCAAGCGTTGTTTGGAAGTGCGTCAGGAACTTTTAAAAAAGGTGGAGGAGGAGGAATTTTTGGGGCTATTGCTGGCATGTTTGCTAATGGAGGTAGACCACCAGTAGGCAGACCTTCAATAGTAGGAGAGAAAGGCCCAGAATTATTTGTACCAAGATCATCTGGAACGATTGTGCCAAATAATAAACTTGGAGGTGGCGGTAGTACGAGTGTTGTTGTTAATGTAGATGCATCAGGTTCAGATGTTCAAGGTGATGATTCGGGAGCAAAAGAACTTGGAACGCTTATCTCTGTTGCAGTTCAAGGAGAACTTATCAAACAACAAAGACCTGGAGGGCTACTTGCTAGTATTCGCTAATGGCTACTTTTCCTAGTTTCGATCCACAATACTCTGCTACAAAACGTAGTCAGCCAATACAGCGAATAACGCAGTTTGGTGACGGCTATCAGCAGCGTACATCTTTTGGATTAAATCAAGATTCTAAAGTTTGGAATCTTACCTTTAATGTTAAAGATAGCGATGCAGATACGATAGAAACTTTTTTAGAAGCCAGAGGAAAAGATGGTGCTTCTTTTGATTGGTCTCCTCCTGATGAAACAACAACTTATAAATGGATAGCTCAAAGTTTTAGTAGAGAGATGTTTGAGTCGGACAGAAGCAGGATAACAACAACTTTTCAACAAGTATTTGAACCCTAATGGCAGTACCAGTTTCAGCATTACAAGAAATAAATCCTGGAGCAATAATAGAATTGTTCACTTTAGAACTTATTGCAAATTTACATGGATCAGCCACAGTCTATAGATTTCATAACGGTTCAAACATGAATGCTAATGGTGAACTTGTATGGAACAGCAACACATATCAAAGATTTCCTATTCAATGTGAAGGATTTGAATTTACAGGAACAGGAACTTTACCTAGACCAACAATATCTGTCAGTAATATCTTTGGAACGCTTACTGCCATCATGCAAAACGTAAACCAGACAACAGTTGGTAATGATCTGAATGGTGCAAAATTAACAAGAATTAGAACTTTAGCTAGATATTTAGATGCTGTAAACTTTACGGGCAACACAAATCCTTATGGAACACCTGATCCATCGGCAGAATTTCCTAAAGAAATTTATTTTCTAGATAGAAAAATTAGCGAGAACAGAGATATTGTTCAATGGGAAGCAATATCAGCCCTAGACTTGGTAAACGTAAAATTACCAAAAAGAATAGCAACTAGAGATATTTTCCCTGGCATTGGTACGTTTGTTGGATGACTTGGCAAGATATTGCACTTAAACACGCAGAACAAGATGCACCACATGAAGCTTGTGGTTTATTAGCTGTCTATAAAGGTAAAGAAAAGTATTTTCCCTGTAAAAATTTATCGGAAGATTTAGGTGAACAATTTATTATTGATCCCGATGATTGGGTAAAAGCAGAAGATGCTGGAGAAATTGTGGGTGTTTTTCATAGCCATCCACAAATACCACCATTTCCTAGTCAAGCTGATCTTGCAAGTTGCGAATACTTAGATTTACCTTTTTATATTGTCACTCCAGAAACAAAAGAATGGCATTATTTTGAACCATCTGGCTATAAAAAAGGATTAATTGGTAGACAATGGGTTTGGGATATTCAAGATTGCTGGACTTTGATTACTGATTGGTATAAAGAAAAGAAAAACATAGAAATAAAACATTGGAAACGACCCAAAAGCCCCGAAGAATTTAGCAAATCACCCTTATTTGAATATGCTCTACCTAAATTAGGTTTTATTGAAATAGATGATAATGTTGAAACAGAAGTTGGAGATGTTTTTATTATGGATACAGGATTAGGAACTTTAGATCATGCTGCTGTCTATATAGGAGATCAAACTATTCTTCATCATTGTGTGAAAAGACTTAGTTGCAGAGAAACTTATGACCAAAAGTATATAGAATGGACAAAGAAGAGGTATCGCTATGCTCAGTAAAATTAAAGTTTACGGAAGATTAGCTCGATTTCTTGGAGAGCGTACTTTTGAAGCTGAAATAACAACACCACTCCATGCGTTTAAGTTTTTATTAGCAAATTTCCCCCATTTGGAACGACACATGATGGAACAAAATTATTGTGTCAAACTTGGTAAAGATGAGATTGATGAGACAGAATTATTTAACCCAATAGGTCAACAGGAAATAAAAATAGTACCAGTAGCAACAGGTTCTAGAGGTTTTACAAGAATATTAGCAGGAGCAGCATTGATTGGTTTAGCTGCATTTACAGGTGGAGCAGGGGTAGGATTTTCGGGTTTAGCTTTTAGTGCGAATCCAATAGTTCCTTTAGCAAGTGCAAGTTTTGGATCAGTAGCATTAGCAGCAGCAGGAAACTTTGGTATCTATTTAGCATTGTCTGGAGCAGCACAGATGCTTACTCCTGTTCCTCAACCTCCAGGAGTTTCAGAAGATCCACAATCACAGAACTTTTCATTTAGTGGAGTTCAGAATACATCAAGAGCTGGAACTGCTTTACCTGTAATTTATGGAGAAATATTTGCTGGATCTCTAGTAGTATCAGCAGGAATTGATACAGTACAGATAAAAGGTACAGCATAAATGGGAATTGTTAATCGTTCTGAAGATGATGTAGTAGTAGATTCCTCGCTACCTTCTGATGCCCTATCGAGTAAACAATTTGCGACTATTGTTGATGTTCTTAGCGAAGGAGAGATAGAAGGTTTTCCGTCAGCAGCAGCTTTTACAAAAGGAACAGCTAATTACAATACAGCAGCATTAAAAGATGTTTATTTAGGAAAAACTCCAGTATTAAGAGCTAGTGCCGATCCAACTGCTACTCAACCAACAGATTTTAATTTTAAAGATGTAGAATTTGAACCTAGATTTGGAACATCAGATCAAACATTTATTTCTGGTATTGCCAATATTGAGTCTGAAACAGGTGTTGGGGTCAAGGTAGAAAATGGTACTCCAGTATCACGACAGATAACAAACACAAATGTAAATGCTATAAGAGCAACGATAAGATTTAATTCGCTCCAAAGTTTTGCTACAAATGGAGATGTTAATGGTGCGACTGTAAATTTAAAAATAAAAATTACTCAAAATAATGGAACTACAACAACACCCATAGACGATACTGTAACAGGAAGAAGTTCTTCAGCATATAACAGAGATTATCGAATTGATCTTCCTACTGGACTTAATTTTCCTATAACAATAACTGTCGAAAGAGTAACAGCCGATGCTGCTGATGCAACAAAGTTAAGAGATGAATTTTCATTCCAATCTTTTACTGAAATTATTGATGAGCAAAGACCTTATCCTGATATTGCTCATGCAGCATTAAGATTTGATTCACAACAATTTTCATCCGTTCCAAGTCGGATGTATAAGGTTCGTGGAGTAAAAATAAAGATACCTCATAACGGAACTGTTGATGCAACAACTGGAAGAGTAGTTTATACGGGAACATTTAATGGAACGCTTACTACATCTAAAGTTTGGTGTTCCGATCCAGCTTGGATATTATTCGATTTATTAACAAATGTTAGATACGGATTAGGAGATCATATTACTGAAGCTCAACTTGATAAATATGCTTTTTACAGTGCTTCTGTTTATTGTTCAGAGTTAGTAGATGATGGGGCAGGAGGACAAGAACCTAGATTTAGCTGCAATACAATTCTTCAAGCAAGACAAGATGCTTATGAAGTAGTAAATTCTCTTACTTCTGTAATGAGATCCATAAGTTATTGGAACGCAGGATCTCTTACAATTTCACAGGATAGACCTACAGATCCTAGTTATTTATTCAATTTATCAAACATTACATCTTCTGGATTTGGATATTCTGGTACAAGTTTAAAAACAAGAGCTACTGTTGTTTCTGTGTCTTATTTCGACATGGAAAATCAAGAATTAGATTTTGAAACTATAGAAGATGTAGCAGCAAAAAATAAGTATGGTGTTTTACATAAAAAGATTACTGGTTTTGGTTGTAGTTCAAGAGGTCAGGCCAGAAGATTAGGAAGATTTCTTTTATTTGAAGAGCAAAATTCTACCGAAACAATTAATTTTACTACTGGAATTTCAGAAGGAGTTATTGTCAGACCTGGGCAAGTTATCGAGGTAAGTGATCCAGTAAGAGCAGGATTAAGAAGAGGAGGAAGAATAAAATCAGCAACAACCACGACTGTAACTGTAGATAATACAGATGATACAGATTTAGATGCAACAAACAATCCAACACTTAGCGTTATTCTGTCTGATGGATCAGTAGAAACTAAACCTATTAGTGAAATTTCTGGTGCTGTTATTACAGTATCTTCTGCTTTTTCTTCTGCTCCTAATGCAAATAGTGTTTGGATTTTAAGTAACACCACCTTAGAAACTACTCAATGGAGAGTTGTTAGCGTAACTGAAGATAAGGATAATTATGCAATTATTGGAACGGCATATAACTCAGGAAAGTTTGCATTTATCGAAGATGGTTCTGCTTTACCTACTAGAAATGTAACGATACTAAATGCACTAAAAGATGCTCCTATTATTGATAGTGCAAATCAATTCTTTTATGTAGAAGATCAAAAAGCAAAAGTAAAAATTATTCTTGATTATCAGGCTGTTCAAGGTGTAAGTCAATATCAGGTGCAATATCGCAAAGACAATGGAAACTTTGTCAGTACTATTGTTAATGGAACTGACTTTACAATATTTGATGCTAGTGAAGGTGATTATGAGTTTAGAGTATTTAGTTTAAATGCAGCATTAGAAACATCAGCAGAACCTTCTACTCTTACCAAAACATTCTCTGGAAAGACTGCTGTACCAGCAGATGTTACAGGAGTAAGTGCTGAACAAACAGGAGGATTTGTACGTCTTAAATGGAATAAATCTACTGACCTCGATGTTACTCATGGTGGATTTGTTTACATTAGACACGATAGTTCTAGAACCGATGGAACTGGGACTTTTGAAAACGCTGTAGATTTAATAGAAGCTGTACCTGGAAACTCAACTGAAGCTGTAGTTCCTGCAATTACTGGAGAATACATTCTCAAGTTTCAAGATGATGGTGGAAGATTTAGTAGTGGAGAAGGTAGTGCTGTTGTAACCATTGCTGATACTTCAACTAGTTTATTAGTCCAGACAAGAAGAGAAGATTTAGATACTCCTAAATTTCAAGGTGTAAAAGTTAATACTGCTGTAGATGAAGCTACCGATGCTCTTAACTTAGCTGGTGTTGGTTTATTTGATGATATTGGTGGCAGTATTGCAGGAACATTTGATGATGTTGCTTCATTGGATGATATAGGAGGAAGCTCACCTTCTGGAACGTATGATTTCAAAGATACTTTAGATTTGGGTGGTATATTCAGTCTTGATTTAGTAAGACATTTTAAAACTGAAGGTTTCTTCCCATCAGATTTATTTGATGCAAGACAATCTGCCTTTCCCACTACTGGTAATTTTGATGGAACAGAAGCTAATGATGTAGATGCTCAATTATTTGTAAGAAGAACACAGGATGATCCTACTTCTGGTTCTCCTACTTATACATCTTTTGAACCTTTTTCAAGTGGTACATTTAAGGCAAGAGGTTTTCAATTTAGGACAGTCCTTACAAGTGCCGACCCAGATCAGGATATTAGAGTATTTGAATTGGGATATACTGCAAAAATAGAGGCTAGACAAGAGATAAAAACAAATATTACTCAAAGTGCAGCAGCCACAGCATATACTTTTGATAATACATTTTTCACTGGAACGG